GATCAGATAGAAGTTATAAAAGATTTAGGGTTAGATGAGGGGCAGTCTATGAGAATGGACTGCCCTTTTTGTATGCGTAAGAATACATTCTCAATAAGCAAAGAAGATTCAAAAGTATTATGGTATTGTTTTTCTGCATCTTGTGATGCCAAGGGTGCATACTACACAGAGAAAACTATGCACGATGTAGAGCATTTTATATATCACAAAAATGAAGACACAGACACAGACTTTGTAATACCATCAAACTTTATATCAGTTCATTCAGATGATAGATGCACTAGATATTTAGAAAAGAATAATTGTTTATCTGCATTTACAAGAGGCAAGGCTGATGTTAGGTATGATCCTGCAAGAGATAGAATTGTATTCATGATACACGATGACAAAGACAAAATTATTGGTGGGGTTGGCAGAGCATTAAGTTATAACGCATTGCCTAAATGGTATGTGTATGGTAGTAAAAGTTATCCTTTCATATGTGGTGATGGCGACACAGCAGTAGTTGTTGAAGACTGTGCATCAGCTTGTGCAGTATCAAATGACTTTGCAGGTGTCGCTTTGATGGGTACAAGTTTACCAACAGAGTACATTGACATACTACAAAAGAAGTTCAGTAATATTATCGTAGCATTAGATAGAGATGCAACATCAAAAGCATTTGACATAGCAAGAGAATTAGGGTATACATCAAAATCAAGAGTGGTCATGTTAGAAGATGACTTAAAATATTTTAAACCAGATAAGATACGAGAGATACTATGCAAGAACGACAGTTAATAAAACTACTACTTAAAAAACCTTTCTATGAAAAGAACAAGGGCAAAGTTTCTAAGACTACATTTAGTAATGGACTTGGTAATTTTTATACTACAATAGAAAAAGCACACAAAGATTATGAAGATGATCTTACAATAGATGATCTCATAGATTTACACACAGAGAAATATAATCCTGCATTAACACGAGCTGCGAAGTTAAACTTTGAAAGTCTTGTACAAGAAATAAAAAAAGAGACAGAGCCAAACGAAGCAGTTGCATCTGATATCATTGAGGCAGTACATAAAAGAAATCTTGCACACAAAGTTGCAGTGATAGCTACAGATATATTTAATGGTCAAGACAAATCATTTAATGAAATCAAACAGTTATTAGACAACACAGACGAAGACACAGACGATGTTCAAGCAGTCACAGAGGATATACCTGAGTTGTTAGACTCACTTGATATACAAACTAAGTTTGAATTTAATCTACCAAGTTTGCACGAACAAGTTCCAGGAATTGGTCCAGGTAATTTAGTTATTGTTTTTGCAAGACCAGAGTCAGGCAAGACTGCATTCTGGGTTAATCTTGTTGGTGGGTTGCAGGGTTTTGCATCACAGGGTGCAAAAGTTTGTGCGTTAATAAATGAAGAGCCTGCTGTGAGAACACAGATGCGAGTTATAAATGCACATACAGGAATGACGAGAGATGAAATAATAGATAACATGGATTTAGCAAAAGAGAAATGGAAGGAGATAAAAGATAATGTTAAACTTATGGATACTGTTGATTGGACTATTGATGACGTTGACAGTTTTTGCAGTAGCAGCAAACCTGACATCCTCATTATTGATCAGTTAGACAAAGTCGGTATGTCTGGTAACTTTACACGGACAGATGAAAAATTAAGAGCTGTGTATACAGGTGCAAGAGAGATTGCAAAGAGACATAATTGCTGTGTCATTGCAATATCTCAAGCATCTGCAGATGCACATGGTAAGACTAGAATATCTTTTGACATGATGGAAAACTCAAAGACAGGTAAAGCCGCAGAGGCAGATTTAATTATAGGTATTGGTAAGCATGGCACACTAGACTCACTTGACACTACTCGAGTTATGTGTATAAGTAAGAATAAGATATCAGGATATCATGGAGAGATAACTTGTAATATCGAACCACAACTATCGAGGTATAGAGTATGATTACAGTATTAGATGTAGAGACCAGCTTTCAGATTATAGATGGCAAGGTAGACCCACTACCATTCAATCCTAATAATTGCTTAGTTAGTATTGGAGTCAATGATGCGTATTATTTTTTTAATCACAATCATGAGAACTTTGATATACAATCCAATCACAAAGCAGTTCAAGATATACTAGACAAGACCACACTACTTGTTGGTCACAACATTAAGTTTGATTTAGTGTGGCTACTGGAGTCAGGATTTAAATATACTGGCAGATTGTACGACACTATGATAGGTGAGTACATACTACTTCGTGGATTGAGAAAGCCACTATCATTAAAAGATATATGTAAACGCAGAAGTATATCTCAGAAGTCAGATGCAGTAGATGACTATATGAAACGTAAGATATCATTTGAAGATATACCTGTGAGTATTATTGAAGAGTATGGTAGGCAGGATGTGGTATCTACACGAGCTTTGTTTGATGCACAGATGGTAGATTTTAAGAAAGAAGGTAACAGACCCTTACTTAAATCAGCTAAAATGATGAATGAATTTCTACCAGTGCTTGCGGATATGGAAATAAATGGCATACATATTGACCTAGATGCACTGAATAATGTTGAGGTTGAGTTCAAGGAAGAGTTTGGTAGACTTGCACAACAGATAAAAAGGATCATCGAAGACAAGATGGGTGACACACCTATCAATCCTGCCAGTACAGAACAACTATCTTGGCTGATATATTCTAGGAAAGTCACAGACAAAAAGAAGTGGGCAGATATGTTCAACATAGGTATAGATAAATTTACCAAGAAAAAGAAACGCAGACCGACACTTTCAAAGTCTAGATTCAGAGATATGGTTGTGGCAAACACAGAGGTCATAAAGAAAACATCAGCAACAAAGTGCCTACATTGTAACGGCACTGGTCTAATTAGAAAGTACAAAGTGAATGGAGAACGATACAAAAACTTATCTAAGTGTCAGGAGTGTGGAGGTCAAGGTGTGATATACCTAGAACTAAACAGGACTGCAGGATTCAATCAGTTTCCTGTTGGTGTATCAGAGGTGGCAGAGGGTGGATTCAAGACAGACAGAGACACACTGAGAAAATTATCTATGCGTGCAAAGGGTGATATGAAAGAGTTTGTTGATTTAATTATTAGATACAATGCTATTGACACATACTTAAATACATTTGTAAATGGCATAAGAGATCATGTGAACACAGATAGTATTCTACATCCTAAGTTTATGCAATGTGTCACAGCTACAGCAAGATTGTCTAGTCGTGATCCAAACTTCCAAAACCAACCACGAGGAAATACTTTTCCTATTCGTAAAGTTATTACATCTAGGTTTAAAGGTGGGCAGATTATGGAGATAGACTTTTCACAACTAGAATTTAGAACTGCTGTATTCTTAGCCCAAGACAAACAAGGAATGAAAGACATAGACGATGGTGTCGATGTGCATCAGTTTACTGCTGACACTATAGGAGTATCAAGACAAGACGCAAAGGCGCATACATTTAAACCTTTGTATGGTGGTATGTCAGGTAGTGACGATGAGAAAAGATACTACAAAGCTTTCTTAGAAAAGTACAAAGACATAGCTAAGTGGCATGAGAATCTACAGAGTGATGCAATACAATATAAGAAAGTTAAACTACCATCAGGTCGTGAATATGCTTTTCCGTATGCACAAAGACAGGCATGGGGTGGGTCTAGCTATTCGACACAGATAAAAAATTATCCTGTGCAAGGCTTTGCAACTGCAGATATAGTTCCGATTGCTTGCATCAATGCATACAAGATGATGAAATATTCAAATGTAAAAAGCCTATTGATAAATACTGTGCATGATTCTATCGTTGTTGACGCACATCCAGATGAGATAGGGACAATGACAAAGATTTTAAACAGGGCTACAAGAAATGTTATTGATTCGTTATACGAATTTTATAAGGTAGAATTCAATGTGCCACTGGACACAGAGTTAAAAGTTGGTGCCAACTGGCTAGAAATGCAGGAAATACCTATAAAAATAAATAAGGTAGTATTGTAAATTTATGTTGACTTTTAATAAAAAACATGGTAAGGAGTAGTATTATGTCAAGAATCTTAGACGCATTAATAGATCGCTATAATGCACAAATATCAGAAGCAAAGGCAACTCTAGAAATTTATCTAAATAAATCTGTTGGTATTGGGGAGCATCCTCAGCACATCGATGAGGTAGATAAGTTAATAGCAAAGATAGCTACAGCTAAAGAGAATCTTATGGTGATTGAAGAGATAAGAGATATATAATTAATAATCAAGGAGGTCGTATGACAAACAATGAAATAAGTAACATAGACAATTTATCTAATGAGCAGATAATGTCTATGATAGGACAAGAGAAGTCGTCCACTGGTAACTTCCTACCGAAGTTATCTATAAATAGATTTCCAGAAAATGATGATGGTGCAGAAGTTCCTGTAGGTTCTTATGCAGTATATGTTCCAGAGCTGGATAGCGTAGCCTATGGTAAGCCTGTTACATTCAGACCATTCATCAATGCGTATCAATACATGAAGTATGACGCAGAGAAAAACGAATACAGCAATCGCAGTATCATATTTAAATCCTGGAAGGATGAGGCTATAGATGCTAAAGGTGGTGTTCGTTGTGGAAAAATACCAGCAAAAGAACTTGCTAATCTTTCAGAAGAAGAAAGA